GTCTATTTTCCAGCCATCCCACAAGGAAATGGCATTATACGCGACGTTGCGTATACTCGTTCTCGTCTTTCGACGTACAGTGAACGGTTTACTCGATGAAGCACCGAGCAAAGCCGCCATCATCAGCGAGTTATCGCTGTGTCTGAGATCCTTGATACCCTTATCAGGTAGCGAGGACGAAAGCAACTCAGTCCATCCCCAGCATTGAAGGTCGCGAGACCATCTAGCAAAAGGAGAGGCTAAGAAGCGATCCCTGTCTATGGTAATTGCCGTGTCTGGAGGCCCGTCCAAAGGCCTAAAGAAACGGAAATTATCCGGAATAAGAGAAATAACAAATTCCTCTATTTCCGAGAAGAACCCACAACTAAGAGGGTTTCTCTTCGACAGATTCAGAAACTTGAAAATAGATTGGACAGAGTCCAATTTAAAATCAAGGACAAAGGGTCTAACATCGACCCCACTGTACCAGTCCCTACCGCAAGACTCTCTGAAAGGACCCTCTAAGAAGGTCTTATCATTATTTGTACTGAAGCCAAGTTTATCCAACAACTCGATAAGCTTGGCCGCATATTTCTTCTTAATGACAATATCATCACCGTAGACGTTAAAGTCAACAGTGGGAATACTGGCACCTGAAGAAACACAACAAGATACAAAAATGAGAGTTTCGAGTGGGAAACAAAAGCCGTTGCCCATAGAGCAGAACTTTTCGTAAGTATAAAACTTACCGTCAAGCTCAAAACTCTTACTCCTTATTTGATTCAAAAAATCGAACCAGTCAGGAGGTAGGATATTGCGACAAAGCTCTATCGAAATGCTATCACTAGCAGACGATAGATCAATTGTAACAAAGTCCTCGGGAGTATCACTTATAGACCCTTTAAAGGCCATAAGTGAATTAGTAGCTTGATCAGAAAGATCGATGCCAAAACGAGAGAGATTAAATCTCATAATGGTATCAGCACCCTTCTGAAGGAAGCTATTAATCATCGGCTCGACTGCAATAGACCTTAAAGTCTTTACAGTCTTGGGAACGAAGGAGATTTTGTTATGCTCAACAAGAGTACAGCGGGACCTAAACTCTCTAAAAAGAGCGTCAGGGTCGAGGCAAACATAAGGACTGTCTTTATTAGAGTTTAACAACTCTAATAGGTGCCAGTTTCTCATGAATGCATTGTATCCCAAGTTGAAGGCTGATGGACTCACGGACCAATCAGACCCAATCTTTCGGGCCAAATTGGTAGCATTTCCATGAACACCCACGTTAGCCCCGGGACCAAAAGAACTTTTATCAAGACAATCCGTAAGAGGAGGAGAATCTCCAAGTACATAGCGAACAACACTACGTATTCGGTGAAGATCCTCTTCAAACGGACACCACTCTTTAGTAAAAGAGCGGAACTTCTCATTCATAACCGAGCACTTTAACTCGGCTTGAAGGAAAGTCTCTCTCGCCTTTTTCTCTGGCTCAAAAAGAGCCTCGGAATCAGGAAAGGGATATTTCTTGATTAGAGAACTAAACTGATTCGCCGCGAAATGCGAAGCGGCATCATCATACTTCTGTGATGATAAAGAATCAGCCAAAGATACCAAACCTACTACATCTCTATTGCGGGATAACCCCTCTATAGTCGAAGCGTAGGGAAGGTCTTTGTGGACCTGGCACAAGCGACCGATTACTCGGTTGTACGTCCTCCAACTCTCGTTGGAGAGGGTACGTTGGGTAGCAAGCTCCCTTAATACCTTGGATTTCATCACGATCTCCAAATAGGGGAAAGGCCCGGACCATAACGGCTCGGATCTCAGAGACTGACCTCTGTGTAAGAATTATCACACAGAGCACTGCAACAACCCAGATGAGAAAGCGCCTTTGCCTTTTGAGCTTAGAACGCGATTTTATTCGAGTTGATGAAGGTGTCAAAGTCAGCCTCGGCCATTTGCGACTGGAAAATATCAACTAGAGCGGCTAACCCAACAGCTGAGGTACCGACAGGAACAGCCACATTGACTTCGAAGATTACATCTCCGTAGCCAGTGAGGGCACCTGTAAGTACAACAGTGTGGGTGAACTTCCAGTTGAAACGCGAAACACCAGAGAACACCGAAGTCGGCTTTGGCGCTGTTCTACTAAGGGCGATACCGTCCTTAATAGTAGGCGTCGAATCCGGCCCGATGTACCCGACACGATCCCTTTCAAAGGAATCTTGGGTGTACGTGAGTGCTCCAGGGGTAAGTGACATGCTTGGATTTCTCCATGGTGGGTTGCTATATAGGAAATCCTATATAGTGGACTAACGGATCTTTTGAAGTAAAAGACCCGTGGCGTCGAGAACGCGCGTTAGGTTACTAAAACGAAAGTCGTTTTTGATAACAATTCGCGGACTCGGCAGGGTAGTCGCACGATTGCGAGAGTTAAGAGAGGCTTTATAACTCCCAAAACCCGGTACGTTGATAGTCCATCCAGTTGGGGCTGAAATCCCAACTATATTGGCTTCCATCGTATTCGTTCTCTCAATCGTAGCGGCAGTCCCAAGCTGTTTTACACCAAGAGACGGAGTAATGGCACCGACAAAATCCCCAATATTAGCGAACCAGTCGACGACAAACGAATATGGTATAAGTTCCCAAGGCAAGGTAAGTAAATTCTTGCCTGAGAAACCGATGTTATTAAGCATCGTTATATCATACTCGTCAAGGGACATAACCCTAACACTAAGCGTATCGGTAGATGTTATACCGACAGTTTCAGTAAGAGAGCTATAGTTCCAAGTCACCGTATCATAGGAGGTGCGACTTAAGGTACCACTGTTACTACGAGTTGTTCTGCGTAGTGGACCAGTGGGCTTCTTAAGCCCTTCTACAACGTTATTAACGTCATTTATAAGAGGTAACAGTCCATACCTAACAGCAAGCCATGCCGAAGCTAAGTTCTTTATCTTCGACGGAAGCTTGTTGCGAGGAGGGACTATCTTCTTAATACTTCCTAGTAAACCAGGAAGAAGTGACGCAGCCTTATTGGCTTCAGCCAAGGACTCGTAGAGATCAGGGCCTTCACGGCCACGAGCGCTAAGAACCTTAGTCGAATGTTCAATAAGGAGGTCATTAATCTCTTCCCCTGTAAAAAGAGGAATAGGATTGACATAAACGGGATCAACGATTGGCCCTCCCGCAAGCGCGATAGTTCTTTCGACATGACTAACTTCAGTCCTGACTCGATTGAACTCACCGCACGGTGCAGTTGGGGTGGTCTTTGACCTCGTAGTGCCAATACCTCGCACACCATCCCTGACTTCTATTATTCGAGACATAGGGTTGAAGAAAACTTCTCCCCTTTTGACTCTATCATGGTAGTTAGGGATAACCTCATCGGAATAACGTTCATACTTTCCCCACGGAAGACTAGCCGTGTAACCCGAAATGACCTCTGTGCTTTGAGCACATGTGGCCCATATCGAGTAACTAGGCATATCATACGTAGGTTGGGAAATAAACGTGGAACCGCGAGATCTGGTGCGCGACATGAGATTAAAGTCCTATTTGGTTGTAGAGATACAGCCTAGATGAGACCCCTCGCGGG